GCGAACCCGACCCCGGTCATGACCGAGTTCGAGTTCTTCGAGCTGTCGGTCAGCTACCTGGACATCGCCGGGAATTCGTACTGGCTGACGGTACGCGGCCGCGACGGGCTGCCGTCCGAACTGTGGCCGCTGCGCCCCGACCTGATTCGCATCATCCCGTCCCGCGATCCGCGGCGCTGGCAGTACGGCTACGTGCTCGACCCGGCGGCGTCGACGCTGGGCACCAACCGCGACATCATCCCGATCCCGCCGGGCGACACGGTGCACGTCAAGTACCCGAACCCGCTGGACCCGTACTTCGGTCAGCCGCCGCTGCGCCCAGCTGCCCGCGCCGTCGCCCTCGACAACGCGGCAACCGACTTCACCGACACCATTCTGCGGAACTACGCGGTGCCCGGCGTGGCCGTCACAACGCTGACGGCCATCGACGACGAGGTCGTGTCGAAGCTGCGCCGCCAGTGGAAGCGCGCCTTCGGCGGGAACAAAGCGGGGGCCCCCGCGTTCATGCAGGCCGGCATGGACGTGAAGCCGCTGGGGCTGACGATGCGCGACCTCGAGTTCCCGGACCTGCGCGCCGTCTCGGAGTCGCGCATCTGCGCCGCGCTGGACGTGCCGCCCATCCTTGTCGGCGCGAAGGTGGGCCTCGACAGGTCGACGTTCACCAACTACGGCGAGGCCCGGAAGCAGCTGTGGGAAGAGGCCATCTTCTCCCTTCAGCGGCGCTTCGGCGACGCGGTGAAGCGTCAGCTGCTCCCCGAATTTCTGGGTGTGGGCCGGCAGTCGGTGACGACGGCGTGGGACAACAGCGCCGTGCTCGCCTTGCAGGAGTCGGAGACGAGCAAGTGGGAGCGCAGCGCGAACGCGCTGGCCCGCGGCGCCATCACCATCAACGACTTCCGGCGCACCACCGGGCTGGACCCGGTGCCCGGCGGCGACGTGTTCCTCATCCCGGCCGGGGTGGTGCCCACGCCCGCCGACGCCCCATTCGAGGTTCCGCCCGCCGCGCCGGCCCCGCCGCAGCCAGCCGGGCAGGGCCAGCAGGGCGAGCAGATGCCGGCGAACATGCCGGCCGCAGCCTCGGCCTTATCGTCGCCGCTCGAGTACGCCGAGCGCTTCATCGCCGAACTGGCCCGACGCGAGTCGGCCAACGGAGTGAGGTCCTGATGGACACGTACCAGCTGCCACTGTCGGTCGAGTGGAAGGCGGCCGGCGGCCCCGGCGAACTCGAGGGGTATATCGCGTCGTTCGGCACCGTCGACCTGGGCGGCGACGTCATCATGCCGGGCGCCCTGCGGAAGACAATCAACGACTGGAACTCGGCGAAGGCGAAGATGCCGCTGATGGTCGACCACGACCTCAGCTGGAACGGCGTCATCGGCGTCGTGACGCACATGGCCGAGGACAGCTACGGCGCGCGGGTCCACGCCCGCTTCGCCTCCGACCCGACGGCGCAGGGCGTCCGCCAGAAGATGCTCGACACCGGCGGGTCTGGCATGTCGCTGACGTGGCTTCCGGTGCGCACGAAGCAGGCGGTGCGGAACGGGCAGGCCGTCCGCGAAATCTACGAGTTGAAGGCCATCGAGGCGACGGTGACGTGGGTGCCGATGAACGCGATGGCGTACGCCAGCGCCAAGTCGGCGGGCGGCGCCGAGGCCCCGCCCACGGCCGCCCCCGAGCCGTTCGAAGCATTCCGGGACGGCATGGCACATGCCCTTGCCATCGGCGATGTGGCAGCATCCAGGGCAGCAGTCGACACACTGATCGACATCTACCGCCCGCCCGCGGCCGGCGCACCCGACGGGGACGCCACCGCGAACACGGCCGCCACCGCAGAGGCCGGCACCGTGACCGACGAGCCCAGCGGCGACGACGACTACGCGCTGAGGTTCGTCTCGCACTCCGAGCCGCCCGACGGGGCACTCGCCATCACCCAGGCCACAGAGAACGAGCGGCTCGACTACGAGCTGGACGCCCTCGAGGCCGACATCCAACGCAGACTCGGAGACGCGACATGATCGAAACCGAGCGCTACAAGACGCTCATGAAGAACGCGATGCAGTGCATCCATCTGGCCCGCGCCATCAACGACCGGTACCCCGACGCGGCGAAGATGCCCGCCGAAGAGGTGCAGAACCGGAAGAACCTCCTCGCCGAGGCCAGCCGCCTCCGCGAGATTGCGGACGCCGAGGCGCAGCAGGCCGGCCTCGAGGACTGGGCGGCCGCCCCCGAGGCGTCGCCCGTGCTGTCGGGCATGGCGCAGAAGGGCTACACCGACGCGGTGGCAGCTGGCGGCCGGGACCGCTTCGGCGAGGCCAACCACGAGCGGAACGTGGCGATGTTCGCCAAGGCCCTCCGCGGCGGCGTCGGCGCCCTCGACCTCGAGGAGAAGGCGGCCATCGTCGAAGACGCGACCGGCCTCATCCTCGTGCCCCACGACATCTCGGGGCCGATCTTCACCACCCTCCCGCGGCTGGGCGTGCTCCGCAACCTGGCGTTCGTGCAGCCCACCAACCGGAAGATCTTCGACGTGCGGCTGCTCACCGGCGTGACGGCCGGATGGGGCCAGCTCGAGCTGGGCGCGACCCCGCCAACCGACGCGGCCGTCACCCCGGCCGGGCCGACCGCCGTGACCGTGCACGACCTGGTCGCGCAGCAGAAGATCGGCGTCGACGAGCTGGCAGACACCGACGCCAACCTCGTCGGCCTCATCCAGGAGATTGTGGCCGCGAAGTTCGCCGAGATGGAAGACGACGCGTTCGCGACCGGCAACGGCACCTCGAAGCCGTGGGGCATCTCGCTGCGCGCCTCGGGCACCGCGACCATCCCGGCCGCGCAGGGCGTCACCGCAGCCGCCTCGGCGGTGCTGCCCGACAACCTGAAGGCGATGCAGTACCTCATCTCGGCCCGCTTCGCCGCCAACGGGGTGTACCTCGCCTCCGACGACGCGACGCAGGCCATCGCGCTGCTCAAGGACTCGACGAGCAACTACCTGTGGCAGCCGTCGAACACGGCCGGCCAGCCCGACACGCTGTTCGGCAAGCCGTTCTACCGGGTCAGCGGCTTCCCGTCGATGACCGCGTCGACCGGCTTCGTCGAGACGAGCATCATGTTCGGCGACGTGCGCGCCGGCTACCTCGTGGCCAGCCGCGAGACGCTGACGGTGCAGCGGCTCGACGAGCTGTACGCCGACGCCGGGCAGGTCGCGTTCAACTTCCGGATGCGCGTCGGCGGCGACATCATCCGGCCCGGCGCCTTCTCGAAGTACCTGCTCTAGAAGGGAGCCGCAGGATGGCGAAGGACGAAGAGCCGCAGGCGGCAGCCGCGCCAGCTGCGCCGGCCGAGCCGGCCAAGCCCCTCACGCGGGCCGAAGCCGACTTCCAGTCGAACTCGGGCGAACGCCCGGCCGACGGGCTGGCGCAGGCCGACTTCGAATCCGAGTCGGGCGAGCACCCGTTCAACGTGCGGCCGTCGTGAAGGTGACGGTGCACGGGCCGCTGGGCGCGTACGGCTACCCCGGCGCGCCCAACGGCATCCGCTCCTTCGGCGTCGACGAGGTTGTGGAGGTGCCAGACAGCGACAAGGCGGCCGTCGCGTACCTTCGCACCCTCGCCGAGGCGGGCGCGGCAACCATCGAGAACGGCAAGCCGCCAGCCAAGGGCAGCCCGCCCGCGGACGCGCCCGCGGACGCTGACCCATCATGAGCGTCGACCCGACCCCGGTGTGCTACCCGGCTGGCCGGGGTCGGGTCGACCACACCAAGCCGGGAGGAAGAGCATGACCAGGGTCCTGTGGCATTCGGTTTCACCGTGGACGGGCACGGGGTATGGGGTGCAGACCGCCCTGTTCACCCCGCGCATCAAGGAACTCGGTCACGACGTCGCCATCAGCTGCTACTACGGCTTGCAGGGCAGCGAGACCGAGTGGGGCGGCATGCGCTGCCTCCCCTCGTACGCGGCCGCCTACGGCACCGACACCCTCATCCCGCATGCCCTCGAGCACTTCGGCGTCGCCGAAGAGAAGGCCAGCCTCGGCGACATCGGGTCGCTGGGCGTCGTCATCACCCTGGGCGACGTGTGGACGCTGGACGTGCCCCTCATCGACCTTGTGTCCGTCGCCAGCTGGGTGCCAGTAGACCACCTGACCGTCCCCCAGATCGTTCGGAAGTGGTTCGACCACTCGGGCGCCATTCCCATCGCGATGTCCCGCTTCGGGCAGCGCGCCCTCGAGGACGCCGGCCGGCGCGCCCTGTACGTGCCGCACGGTTTCGACGGCCGCATCTTCCGGCCCGCCGACCAGGCCGAGGCGCGCGAGCAGACAGGCGTCCCGCAGGACGCGTTCGTTGTGGGCATGGTCGCGAACAACATCGGGCGCGACGGCAACCGGAAGGCGTTCGCCGAGCAGATCACCGCGTTCGCGCAGCTGTACGCCCGGCACCCCGACACCTTCCTCGTGCTGCACACCGACGTCGACGCGCCCGGCGGCATG